CTGGCACTGGGACCCCGACCTGCAGAAGTGCCGGGAAGAGGAGAAGTTTATCGGAGGTGAAACGTCTGGTGACGCTGGAAAACAACAACCTTGCATACAAATTAAGACCGAGCGATTACAGATATATTGAAAAAATGCTCTATGAGCAGAAAACGCAAGAATCGGCAATCCGTGAACTTGAAGCGGAACTTGAGGAAATCCTCGGCGATCTTTTCCCTGGCGGCTCCGGATCATACGTGGATATGACCACGGCAAAAGGTCAGCCTGAGTTCACCCAGCCGGAAGCCTGGGTGATTAAGCGGGAGGAGAATCTCAGGGTAAAAGACTTGCGGCAGGAGATTACAAGAAGGAAGCGGCACCAGGCGGTTGTCGGCGAGGCGATGAAGTATATGGACGCAGTAGAGAGTCAGTTTGTGTATTTGCGCTATTACGAAGAGAAGTCGCATAATTATATTGCCAGGAAGCTGAACATGTGGGATATGAAGGAGCGCCAGCCGCTAAGGACGTACTGGAGGACGCGGCGGAAGGTGCTGGAGAAAGTTGCGAAGTTCGCGGGGCTGATATGACAGTATTTTGACAGTTGACCGGACTTTTTAAACGTGGTATATGTAAGATAACAAAATATACAAGCCTTTGCAGTAATTCAGCAGTGCCCCGGCCGGCCTAACCGGGGCAAAGTCTTTTTAAGGAAAACCCCATTCGAAAAACAAACAAAGGGCACTCCGGGTGGAAACCGTTCCTCTTTTTATTATATTTTTATTATCCTTAAGAACCTGGCCCTAGGTTCTTTTTTTGCTGGTGACAAACATAAAGTGGACAAACATAAAATTACCAACCCTTTTTACCTTTCGCAGGCCTGGCGTAAATGCCGGGAAGAAATACTTTTGCGCGACAACTACCTGTGCCAGCACTGTCTGCGCCGAAAAAAAATTACTCCGGCAGATATGGTGCATCATATCAAACCATTAGAAACCCATCCGGAGCTGGCGCTTGACCCGGACAATTTAATCAGCCTGTGCAACCTGTGTCACAACAGGGAACACCCGGAAAATCGGTACTTCGCCAAGCTGCGCAAGAGAATCGTAGCCGTGCTGGGCTATCCGGCCAGTGGCAAGACGACATACGTCAGAAGCATAATGACACCGCAGGACATTGTGCTTGACCTGGACAGGCTTGTGACAGCTATGACGTTCAGAGGCGGCCACGATAGGACCGGCAGCGCCTTTCATGCCGTGAAGATTGCCGACGATATGATTTCGCAGGCAGTGAAGAACGTCCGGGCTAAAGGCTATAGCTTTGATACGCTGTATGTTATCAGGTCAAAGCTGTCCGATGAAGAACTGGGATCGCTGCGGGCGGCCAGGGCGAAGCTGTGCTGGCTTGATGTGAGCAAAGACGTTTGCCTGGAAAGGCTGCGGCAGCAGGGGCGCGAAGACATTGCGGCTGTGGCGTTTAAGAAGTGTGATGATTTTTTAGCGAAGCACGGGAGCAAGCTGGTGAAGATACGCGGAGACGGATGAGGACGGCCGTGACGACAATACCCCCCCTGGCAAAAAGATCCAGGAAATAAATTCCAGAACCGGTGGGTGCAGGTGCCTTCGCCACGTGGATGATTTTCCAATGCGAGGGGGCTTGCCGCAAGGAAGGAGCGATACCATGAGAGACAACCCTAAAAAAAATATCACAGACTTCGATGCAAGAAAATTATTTCGCATACTTGCTACGGAGCTAAAAAGCATAAAAGCCTGGAACGAGAAAACACTTATCATTGTTGACAACATGGTCCTCCTAGAGCAACTGAAGCAGGAACACTTTGAAGACATAGAGATGCGCGGCGTAGTAGAGTTGTTTAAAAACGGCGCCCAGGAAATGTATCGGGAAAACAAGTCTGTTGCCGCGATACTCAAAATAGTGGAGCAGCAGCGCAAACTCCAGGCCGAGCTAAAGCTAACTCCCGCATCGGACAAGAAGGTGTCCAAGGCGGTGGAACCGGATGACGGCTTCGACGACTTCTAGAAAACAACAAAGAGTCTCTGGCCGGCTGCTGACCACCGAGTACGCAAAAGACGTTGTTGCTGGCCGACTAACAGCCTGCCGCAAGGTTAAGCTTGCCTGCCAGAGACACCTGAATGATTTAAAGCGTGCCGGCACGGAAGACTTCCCGTACGTTTTCGACGAAGAAAGGGCTTATCGCCCCATTAGATTCATAGAAGAATTCTGCAAACCGTCCCAGGGCGACTTTACAAAGCTAAAACTTCTCCCCTGGCAACATTTTGTCGCCGGTTCGCTTTACGGATGGGTGCATAAAAAAACCAGGCTCCGCCGGTTCAGGTACGGCCTCGTATTCGTGGCCCGGAAACAAGGGAAAACTGCCTTCTCGTCCAGCATATCCCTATATGCCGTTTCCAAAGACGGTGAGAGGGGCGCCCGCGTTTACCACCTAGCCAACTCTATGCAGCAGGCCCGGCTCACCTTTGACGAGTGCAAGGCAATGATCGAATCTTCGCCGGTGCTGAAAAAATATTTCCGGCCGCGAAGAGACGCAATATATTTTGACAAAACATTTTCCAAGATTGAGCCCAGGGCATCAGACAGCGAGAAGCTCGATGGCCTCAACACCCACCTTGGGGCTTTTGATGAGATTCATGAGTACAAAGACTATAAACTGATTAACGTCATAAAAAACTCCCGCGGTGCGCGCAAGCAGCCGCTTATTTTATATTTTACCACTGCAGGCTACCAGTTAGACGGCCCACTGATGGACTACTACGAAAAAGGCGCCGACGTCTTGGAAGGCGTTATCCAGGACGAGCGCTCTTTTTATTACATGGCCGAACTGGACGAAGAAGACGACATCGAGGACCCTTCGGTGTGGATAAAATCAAACCCCAGCTTGGGCGTAACGGTCCAACTTGAGGATATGATCGAAGAATGGAACACGAACAAGCACATCCCCGCCGAGCGTACCGACTTCATTACCAAGCGGCTGAATATGTTTGTCCACTCCGGCGAAGAAAGCTTTGTGACGTATGAGGTTATAAAACGCAACGATGATTATATCGACCCGGAAACCCTGAAAGGGCAGATATGTGTCGGCGGCTACGACCTGTCGAACACCGAAGACTTTACCAGCGCCTGCCTGGAATTCCCGCTGAAAGATGGGCGGGTTTTTGTTTTAACGCACTCCTGGGTTCCGGAGGTAAAAGTAATAGCCGACAACGAGAAGCTCCCCTTCCGGGAATGGGAAGCAGAAGGGCTTCTGACAATTTGTCCCGGGGAGTATATCAACAAAGACGACGTTTACAGCTGGTTCGTTCAGAAGGCCAAAAAATACAGCATCCTGATGGTGACCTACGACCCGGCCAACGCGTTCCGCTTGAACCTGGAACTGGCGAACTACGGCGGAGAAGAATGGACAAAAGTCGTGCGCCAGGGGGCATTGACACTTTCCCCGGCACTTAAAGACATAAAAGAACTCCTGCTTGACGGCAAAGTAATATTTAACCGTAACAAGCTTTTCCGCTGGTACCTGAACAATGTCAAGCTGGTGGAGGACCGCAACGGTAACTGGCTGCCGACAAAGCAGAACCGCTACCGTAAGATTGACGGTTTTGCCGCGTGGCTCAACGCACATACGGAGACGATGACATTGATGTCGGTTGCAGCCGGGGGCGCCACAGGCGGCGTGACGTTCCTATCGGCAAAAGAACTGAAGGGAGGGCGGTAGATTGCAGAAACAACGACAAGGCATAATTGCCAGAATAAGGCATTACGTAGGCCACGTAGGCCGCCAAATCATGGGCACGGCAGGGGAGAAAATCGAAGCCAGCACAAGCAGCATTGCAAACAGCATTTACAGCCGCTTCAAAAGCTGGTTTGAACCTTACAACATTTTCACCCGCCGCGCTGCGCATACCCTGGCCACGAACGAAACCATTTTCGCTGCCGTCTCCCGCCTGTCGAATTCGATGGGTGCCATGCCGATCAAGCTCAAAGACAGCAGCTACCGGGACGTGACGGACCACTGGGCGGCTGACCTGATAGTGAACGAACCAAACCCGAACATGACGAGCTTTGATTTCATGCGCACCATGGAGACGATCCGCAATATTACCGGCAACAGCTACGCCATCAAAGAATACGATGATTACTTCATACCGAAAGCACTCTGGATACTGGACCCAAACAAAGTCAAAGAAGTCATTGAAAAAGATACCCGGGAACTTTGGTACGAGATCGAAGGCGACGATGGCCGCCGGTATTACGCACACAATACGGAAGTAATCCACGTCAAACATATTCACGGCTTTGGCTACCGTGGTATCAGCCCAATTGACGTTTTGCGTGGCACTGTAGATTATGACGCCAAGGTAAAAGAATTTAGTTTAGACCAGATAAACAACGCCATTACGGCATCGTTTATTCTGGAACTGGCAGCAAGTGTAAGCGAAGAGAAGAAAGAAGAAATCCTGGAAAGCTTCAAAAACTTTTACAAGAACAATGGCGGCGTGCTGATCCAGGAATCGGGTGCAAAGATTACCGCATTGGAAAAACAAAATTTCATCGACACCAAGCTTTTCGAGGTAGAGCGCATCACCCGCACCCGCGTGGCCACGGTTTTCAACATGCCCCCCCACATGCTGGGCGAGACGCAGGACGTCAATTACGCCAGCATGGAACAAATGAACCTGGAGTACGTACAAAATACTCTGGTGCCGATTTGCACGCAGTATGAAAAAGAGTTTAACCGCAAACTGCTTTCACCGGAAGACCGAAGGCAGGGCCTGTATTTCAAATGTAACGTCAACTCGCTTCTCCGTGGCGACATGAAAACTCGTGGAGAATTTTATTTCAAGGGTGTTCGCAC